CAAGCAGAATATGACCGGACTGGATCACAACCGCATCTGCACATAGAAAATTAACGGCCCACTTTTCTGGATATGCTGCAAACAGCCTTTCATAGTCCAGACCGTCCTCATATTCCCGTTTCAAGTTTTCATATTCCGGGGTAGTCATGAAATCCTTCATAAACTTATATGTGGTCTCGGAACCAAGTGGGTGACGAATGTACCCAAGCATTCCCTTGTAATAAAGTTCTCGAATATCTGTTGAATGCATGATCACATCATCGTCAAAGACGATCGTGATAGAGTCGGTTTCGATAAAATCCCACTGTGGGAACGAATCAAGATACCACGAGCTTTCATCCTTTTTATGACCCATCAAAGCAACTGAAGGCTTGTCATGCCACCCACTACGAGAGATTGCATCGAACACGGTTTTCTGGACATCGGTAATCCAATATTTGTTTTGATAAAACCTGTCTTGAACATGCTGAATGCTGATGCGATCAGCATCGTTAGGAAAAGCAGAAAGAATCATATGTGCCCTCTGGGCGTCCGTGAAAGGGTTTTTAATGTTTTGCGAAGCGTTCGAACTTCCTAAGATAAGAATAAGCTTATCGGAGATTTCTAAAGCTTTGCGAATTGTTTCGAGGTGGCCTCTGTGGGGCGGCTGGAATCTGCCAATAAAGACTGTAAAGTTGTAATGTTTCATAACCCATAACTCCTATGTGGTTGAATTTTTGGTTCAAAGACGGAAACTCCTTCCGTCAAAACTATTTATAACATATTGCGCTCAAAATGTCAAGAATTTTTCCATACCCGAAAAAATACAAGAAAATTTCTTAATGTCAACCCCGATTTAACTTCTTTAGTTAAAACAAACTGTTTAATTGTAGTAGACAAAAAATTCAAAATAAGCAGAATATTGTAATTGAAAAAGGCTCTTTTATCAAGAGCCTTTTTTGTTTTTACGTGTTTATGCGTCTTTCGCAGCTTTTAGTTCGTCCGGTGATGCCCCGGCTTTTCTAGCTTTTACCGCGTCTTCGGGACTTTTGGTTTTTGTGTACTTCGTCAAAAGTTCTTTTCTAGTTCCACCTTGTGATTTGGGATTAAAGCCCGTAACATCTACAGTCTCTACCACACCTTTCGTCCCGTTTTTCACACAATTCGGTACATCTTTACCATTCTTTTTCTTCGTGCCGAGTTGAGTATAACCTTTCCAACATGGGTCTTTTTTTGCTTTCTTACGCTCTTCAAGAATGTCCCACATTTTGCGCTGTTCCTTAGACTCTCTAAGAGGAAATTTTTTTATTTCTGGTGGAATCCAATCAATAGCGTTGGCTGGTAGCTGCCCGTCTCGAACTAAAGAATCCACATAATCTATGTACATCTGGTTGTAAGCTGGTACGTCGTCCTGAATGCCAGAACTTGGTAAAACTTCCTGCATAAAAAATTTGTCAAACCGACTCTTGTTTGTAAACATGTAATTTTTACCAGAAAAAGTTTCCTTCAGGGAAGTCGAAAAGGGTTCAACCTTATCAAGGGTACTACTGTCTTTACCAGATTCCAAACTACCCTTAGCCAAGAAGTTTACGACATCAGCAGGAAACAAGTCAGTTATAGGACTCATTAGAGTCAGGAAAAACAACTGAGCTTGTTTCATTCCTTCTTCAGTTCTTAGAGAGAGGTTGGATTTGATCTGCTCTAGGGCATTTATGGCCTTGATCTTGTTCGAGTTGTCACCGTCTCCATCATTGTATCCTTTTTCATCGTAGTGCTCGATTGAAGCTGCTATTTCCTTAATTTTAGAATTGATGGAGCTTGTCAATTGTTTTGGAATCGTTAAACGATCTTCCCGTTGGCGATCTAGACCATAATATTCGTCGGCGTCTTTGTCATCAAATTCCTGTTTGTTTTCGTATGTCTCACCAATTGTAGCATTTTTCAAAGAGTTGGATTTGATGAAAGAGTCAGGCTCTTTCTTTTCGCGTTTCTTTTTCATCATCTCTTCGTATTCGGCATCTTCTTTTTCTTTGGGAGTCATGTCTTTTTCTAGGCCGTATTTCTTCTTGCCGTGTGTAAGGTGATCGTGTACCATTTTACCGGCTTCACGCTGTTCATCGCTAACCGGACCGACACTGCGTTCTTCCTTGACCATTTTAGTGCCACCATCGGTGTCATTATCGGTCATCTTTTTATTGACCTTCTCAGCATCACCACCATCTTTCTCGTAATCGGAGACCTTGTTGGTTTTTGTATTGCCTTTATCGTCGGTCTTAATGGTAACAGGCTTAAGAACAAATTTGTTCTGAAAAGCCACAACGTGTTCTTTTCCTTCTAAGACAATTTTTTGATTCATGGGTACGTCCTTCCATTCCTGTTCGGTAAGCTCGACCGATCCATTAGAATCACTCTCAACAGGTTTCAACGTCTTTGCGTCAACCGGATTCCCGGAAAGCTGCGCCATTCTCAACATTTGTTCGGTAATTTTATCCATAATTCTTTAAACTCCTAAAGTCCAATCCGCATCCTCACCCCTAGCTCTGGACAACTCTTCTACGGATTTTTTTATCAAATCCTTGTATTGTGACCAGCGTGGCTGTGTTGCAGTAGGTTTCTTTATATTTAGTTCGTTTAACGACCAATCTACCAAATCTATGGCGTTTTTCCATTCAGTGTCATAATCTTTGGCACCGTCACGAATCTTTCTTTTTACTTTGGCATAGATTATGTCGGGCAACTTCTTCTCAGGGTGTTCGTCTTTAAACTCTATTTCGTTTTTTTCTTTACCCTCAAAAATGTTATTCAGTCTCATCTTTTAATATTTCTTTTTTTCTCTCTTCATATTTATCCACAATATCCTCGAAAGAGAATCTCGCGTAAGTTTCAAACTGGGCTTGACTATAAATGACTTCTGCCTCTTTGGAATCATTAGACATAGCACCAGAAAATAGTTGAACATTCCCGATAGACCGAATAGGAAAAAGTTTTTCGGAGAAATCCTGTTGGGACAATCTTCGATATGTTTCAATAATTTCTTCTTGGGCTGTAGAATAGTTCAAAGCCAATCTCAACGACACTGCATAATCTTGTGCAATTTGTCCAATGTTGTCTGGGTTGCTCAAGAACAAAAGATTCCCATATCGGGGTCCGTGAATTGGTAACTCGGGTCTTTCAATTTTTGGTGGCTCTGGGACTGTGTACACGGGAACCAGTTTATCTCGATATTCTACTCTGGGCTCTAATATACTACATCCTAATAGAGATATTACAAAAACAAGAATTATTGTCAATTTAATTGCCATCAGATTGCTCCCATTGTAATTGATTAATCATATCTATGAGAAATTGTCTAGAATCTTCGCAACCTTCGGGAACACCAGCATCTATGATAGACTCAATGGCTTTCCTGTTATCCTCTGACATTCTTTCGAGCATGTCTTTCAACTCTTCGATCTCTTCTCGGGTAACTTTTTCGGATATCTTTGAAAGTTCTATGATTGCTTTATTTTGTTCTTCAATAGTCGCTCTAGCATTATCTCTTTCTACGGTGACCATTTTGACTTCGGTTTTTAACTTATCGATTTTGGGATCAAAATAAAAATGGTTTGATACAAAAAGAGTAGCACCTATGATAAACAAAATAGGCCAAGCCACCCTCAAAAAGCTTAATGCCGATTGTCCTATCAGTTTCCAGCCTAATGCCATAATAAATACCTCAAATTACGTAGAGGTATTTATCAAGACCGCAAGCTCTTGAGAGTGTTCTTCAAATCCGATATCTCGTTTTTAGAATTGTTGAAATCGTTGGTAAGCTGACGAATGATTCGTTCTTGATTTCGTATGGCCCTGTTTTGGTTCTGTATAACTCTGCGATTTTCTTTAGCTATATTTTCGAGAGTCTTTATTCTTGCGTCATATCCTCCAACCGATTTGGACAAAAGTTGTTGTCTTTCTGATAAAGATTTGACGAACTTAATTATTCTGTCAATCTGTTCCATAATTTGTTTATTTTCCTTGTGACAGAAACAAATGTGACTGCCTTCATTAACGACAAGTATTTAATAGTTTCTTCGTCCTCTACATTTAACTCGTCCACATCACCAAATACCGCTATTAATTCTTCTATCGTGTAGGGACCAATAGTTGGGGTAGTAAGCGAAAAAACTTCAATGGAATTAACCGAAAACTTAAAATATACTTCATTCCGGTAAAGAAATTGCTTGAAAAATGGGAGGGTGAACGAATGAACATTTTGCCCCAAACAAACAATATATTCATCTGGGTCAAAATGATTCAGAATGAAATTTGAAACTTCAACAAGACCCTCTTCTTCTGTCACACCACACTCTTCCAAAATATCTGGTGTTATCTTATGGTACTGCTGTCCATAATCAGAATCTTTCTGTTTAAAATGGACTGTCATCCGATCAAGTAATTTAAATTTAGAATCACATACGGCCAATGACACAACTACAATGTCATGTCCCTCGCAAGGGAGCTTCTCAAGATCGTAATTCATTCCAGTAGTTTCAACGTGTATCGACAAATATTTGTTGCTTTGATGCATGCTCTTCGATTTCCTCAATTATTTCTTTGATATTATATTCTACACTCTTAGAGCCATTAAGCAAATAAGGAATTTGAACCTTTTTACCATAGTATAAATTTGCTATGGCATTCCAGTTTTCATTATAATATGTGGTGTCGCTGGTATCCGAATATAGATTAAAATTCAGATCTACATATTGATTTTGATAATCAATGCATTTCTCTCGAATACTTTTCAGTTCTTCCATGTTGTCGTCATAGATTCCTATCCACAGGGCGGTATAAACTATCATATCGACAAAAGATGACTCAAAAATACAAATTTCTTCGTCAGATTCATATTTTAAACACATCTCCATTTGGGTACGGTAGTTTTTCATCAACGTAAATTGACCCCGCATGGTTCCATCAGCACCTTTCTTTGAGACTACGTTGTAACCGTATTCTTTGAGACCGGAAATGATTTGATTTTTTCCGTTCCCCGGAGTTCCAGAAAGAGTTACAATCACTTTTCTAGTTCCGTCTGTTTCGCTTTCATCTGTTCTTGTAATGCTTTCAATTCGGCAAGTTTTATACCCACACCCAAGGCTCTTCCGCGTTGTTTGGCAATCTTTTTTTCTAGTAACTCCCTTTTAACTTTTGTCTTGGCTTTTTTATATTCCTCTCGCATATCCACAAATGCTGCAAACTCATGCTTGAATAATATTTCGTACTGGGAAATTGCGACTGAATCTTTTGCCATTTGTTTTCTCTCTTCTTTTATCATGATTATATTCTCTTGAGATAATCAAGGAAAGACTCGTTTGCATGTTTGTCCGTAAAAGGAGTCTTTCCTTGAAACATCCTTGGCTCCACTTGGATATTTACCGGTGTTATTTTTTTCTGACTCTTCGACACAACGCTATTACTGTCGACGGGTTTGTATTTCTCGGGGTCCAAGCTCCATGTAATATGAAAAAAGGTTCCATCTTCTTTTCTGGAATCGCCGTTTATACGAACCACTAGTGCTTCTAGACCGTCTCCAGAGTCAGAATATGCCACCACTTCTACTTCCTCCGTGTATCCCGGAATATCTTCTTTGTTGGTAGTGCCAAATTTAGTAGTTATATGGTGTCCGAAAACCCTAGAGTATTTCGGAGGAAACAGTTCCATTAACTTTTTTCTAGCGGCGTCTGTTAATTGATATCCAACATACATTAGTTTGGTAATCCTTTTATGTGCAAATATTGTACATTTCCAATTGTTGTTGTGTCACAAGTTTGTGTGCCGTCATCTGATCTTTCGGTGTGTGGGTCAATGTCTGTCCCAGCGAGGATACTGTTCCGAATTTCTGTCATCTTTTTAAGATCGTTGTTTGCATTGTAAATCCAAAGTTCTTCGAAAGTGTTGGATTTTGCTTTTCTTTTGTATACGAGAGCGGCACCAACTACCGTTCTTATCGTTCCAGCAAAATCTGGATCTTCCTGTTTTTCTGCGGCTTCCCCGTCTTCGGTGTTCTCTCCGGAGAAATTGTCCGAAGAATCGTCTGGAAAATCTGTTTCGCTTTGGTCCTCTTCCGGAGCATCGTCTTCTTCAAGATCAAAATCTGACAGATCATCCCTGTTTAACTCTTCATCATCTTCATATCGATAAATTTTGAACATCATTAACCCTGTATAATAATTCTTTTGTATTTATTCGGTATTCCAGAACGCTGTATAAATACCATCATATTCCAATAACTATAATTTTTTTTAAAGACATGGAAATCAAGAGACTAAAAAGCAATTCAGAATTTCCCTTAGTTATAGAAGACTACCCCCTATCATACAAGGGGTACGAATTCGTAACATTGATAAAATACAATGATGAGAAAAATTTGTCAATCATAGATAATGTAGGGAAAAGGCATATTACTGCTTTTTGCTTGGATTTGTGTGGACCTCTTGGAGTTTCTGAAGAAAGAGTAATTGAAATTGCTAGGCAATGGTATGCTGCTAACAGAGACCAGTACCCGGTTTCAGTGGAATTTTGTAAAGAGGGGTTCGACCATGAGTCGTCCAAAATCGTAAAAAGCTACTCAATAGATTACGTTTCCAGAATCATTGGGCCTGTGTATTTTTTTGATGTTAGCAACCCTAGGAAAATTAGAAAAAGAAAACGCAAGATTCATAAAAATACCGAAAACTTTCAAGATTCCGTAGCAGATTTCAAAACATTAACTGACTATCTCTCCTGATTCTTCTTCTCCGTTACCGTAGTTATTAACCAACTCGGTCCCAGTGTCGGTAAGTTGACCGGTTTCATCTGCTATGCCATACTCAACAACCGCTTCTTCGCCCTTTGTTGTTAATACAGCTTTTCCTTCCTTAGACGACACCTCAATGAACCCATACCGAGCAAGCAATTTAGAGGCCACCACATCTGGCTCACTGTCCACTATTGACTCGTATGCCAACAGGGGCGTAGCTGCCGATTTTATAGTCGCCAATATGTATTTTTGACGATTTGATAGTGAAATTTGGTTTTCGAAGATATTATTAAGCTTCATATAGGTTGTCTTCAATTAGATTGAGTTGCGCTATTACCAGATATGCATATGGAATTGCGTGAGATTTTCTCAGATCACTGGGTTTTTCTTTTTTATACAACTCTTGTCTAATTGCCTTTTTGTCTTTGATATAACTATTTATCAATAAAGCCTTTCCCGGACGAATCAACGCCAAACAGTCTGCTACTTCCAAAACAGACGAAGGTTTAGCGCGACACAATAGCTCATACGATTTACTCAGGTGAAAAAGCTGTTTTACGACAGTTTCATTTTGTAACAAACCCCAATCTGGCTCTCGAAACATATAACTTTCCAAATGTTCTTTTGATTTGAAATTATCCAATAAGCGCAAATGGAGTAGGTCGATTTTAAAAAACCCATACTCTAGTGCTCTTTTGTAAGTTATTGCAGAAAGTCCGGTTTCTTCATCAACAGGAATGTGTTGGAAATAGTGACCGACGAGGTGCTTTACAAGCTCTCCGTTTTCGTTGGATGAAGCAGATATCGCTTTGGGAAAAAGCTTTTTTGTATCTACGTTAGTTGATAGGTCTATATCGATATCCACGTTTATTCAACTCCTGATCCAATTCCTCTTCGGACATAGTATAAACGCTTCGTATCTTACATTCAAACGTGAAAAAAATCTCATTAACCGTTGCAAAGAAGTTTTTGCAAATTTCTTCAACCTCTTTAAGATCTTCCGTTGCCTGTGGGTCTAACCCAACTGCCCCCATGTATCTCGAAAGAAATTTTGGTGGTGTTTGTCCTAAATCATGTTCGATCAATTCTTCTTGGAGAAGCCTGAACAATGGATAACTAGAAGCATCTGCCTCTACTAACTCAGAGTTTTTTTCCTCTATCAACAAACTTGTCAAACATTTTTCAGCATCGACTCTGTCTTCCACGATACATTCTTTCACTGAGATATCTTTATCTTCTTGCGTAGGAATTTCTTTTGAAACTCGTGGGACTGGCTTGTTAATAATCAAATCATCTAGCAAGGATTTATCTTTCAGTGAAGTAATGTTTAACTCTCTTAGGGCCTTTCTCCAATTCCTAAATTCTTCTGAATTTTGTAGGTTAACATCATCTAACTGTGTCCAATCTGTTTGCGACAGTTGAGTTTTCCTTTTGGCCTTAACAGCATTAATCTCATCCTGAATCTGTTTTTCAGTTTTTGATGTTTTTAGATTTTTAATTTCCATAGTATCCATATCGTTTACTCAACCGGCACATTGTTACAGAAGTAGCCGTGTGTAGACTGACAAGTCACGTTAACCGTGCTAGTGTTTCCGAGAGCGTCAGTAACCCTTACAGTGTACACTCCAGATACCGTGACGGTCAACGGAGCATCCGGTCCGCCAGCATTTCCTTGAACGGAGAACGATAAAGTGCCACCATTCGAAGTATGATCAGCAGTAATCGACACCACCTGCGGAGAAGCTGAACCCACCGAAGACGCAATAACTTCATACGTATACGGGCCCTGACCCCCTGTAACTCCAACGGCTATGATCGGGCTATATGACGCACCGTCAACAATGTCAACAGTTCCTACCGGAATACAAAGCAAACTGGTGTTACCCGCGTTGTAATCACAACCACCCTCGTCAGTTGCTACCAACGGTGCTACCGGAGAAGGTGATGGCGGTATTGGTGACGGTGACGGTAGCGGTGTGGGGGATGGTGCTACCGGTGATGGAGTTGGTGGTACGGGCGACGGCGTTGGTGTCACCGGCGTAGGTGATGGGGCCACACTAGAACTATGAACAGTTCTGAAAGTAAAGGTTCTGTTTACAGACTCACCTGTAATGTTATCCACAACCGTCAACCTACCAGTACCAGTGTACGCAGAAGAAGACACGGCGGCAAATCTAGACAGAGTTGGTGTGGGTGAAGTTACTCCACCAGCAATGCTAAACGTTGATCCAGATACGTACTCCCACAGATAACTAAAGTTTCCACTTCCCCCAGATACTGTGTAATTGAAAGACGATACTACGTCAGATGCGGTACAACTGGAGACCGCAGTACAACTACCAAAAAACTCAGCGACGTTGAAAGTTAATCCTAGTGGAGAATACTCAGGCGACGGAGTGGGCGTAGGTGTTGGGAATGAGAACTGCGAAGGTGTAACAGATGGTGTAGGTGTCGGAGATGCTCCCGGTGTTGATGTCGGAGTCGGAGAAGGAGTTACACCAACAGATGGCAAAGGTGTTGGAACCGGTAATTGTGTTCCAATGTTGTTGTTTCCTCTAATCCCAACAATTAAATAGTTCGCAATAGCGTTTGTATCAACAACATCGCCATCGTACAAGTACGTCATCTGAACTGTAGCTACTTCGTCAGTTCTACAAACCATATTCCCCATAGTGTCTACCTGATTGAAAGGAGAAACTATCCAACTACACTCTTCATAAGGAAAAAGGTATCCTGACACGGACTGCGGTCTAGGAAGCTGCTCACCGTGTAATATCTGGCCCCAATTCGCTGCTATGTCCTCACCGAAATTTGAAAGCGGAACCCATTGTGTCTCATCCCAAAAATTTAATACTGACCGGGTAGTGTTGTACCAAAACTGCCCTTCAATCTGTCTCCCGTCCAATTTCCCGTAGTTGGCTCTAGAAACATCGGGGTTTCCCACATTGTCGGGGTCTTCCGGGCATGCGAAATTTTCTAAAATGTGAAGAATGTTTTCATTCAACTCACGACCGTATTCTAATTCTTTATAACCAAACAGCACAATATCAACGATGTTGCTAACTCTGGTATTTTCATCGACAGATATTTCGGATTTCGTCCTGTCAGTCTTTTTTAGGTCGTAAGTTACACTCATGATTAGGTTCTCTCCACCGCTTCGAAATCATCAAGCTTCTGTCCAATCAACATGGGGCTGTATTCTTCACTCGCAACCTTGTAGATCATTAATCCTTTTTCTGAACAATCTGCCACACAAGGCTTTTTTGTGGAGCTTGCCACAATAACATTTTCTCGGTTGACTAATATATACATGTGCTAAAAATCCTCTATGTTTTATTTATTCAATTACTCAGGTATATATCCCCGTCGTGCAACATTTCGAAATCTTGTAGGTGTGTGTAGCTATATGTTATCGTAATATTGTTGTTAACCCTGTCTAGCGCCGGGGGTATTGTAAACACGTAATCCGTAAACACGAAAGGTTGTAACTTTTTGTTTTCGTATATTCCGACCGTAGCTTTCTCGGGGAGAATCAATCCAGCACTGCCGCTAGTTTGATCGACAGTCACTAAATCTTTACCTATTGCAACAGAGATAGCGTGAGTGTCAGAAATACTTGTCCCGGCCCCGGAAGCAAACGATATGCCCCTGATATGCAGGGTGGAGTAACTGTCCAGTGGGAGATCCGTCCATGTCAAAAATGTATGTGTCCTTTGTTCAATCGGCGGATCAAGCTCGGAACCGGAAACACCTTTCCCGGCTTTGTGTATTATTCTAAAAGAATTTTTATCTATACTAGCTCGAACCGTTGCAACATAAGTAGCATCCGATACAGACGCTTCAAAATTCTGGACACTGCTATCCGAAACCTGATATGTTATGCCCCCACCCCCCAGCACCGAAAGCTCTTCAGTCCTTATCTGGGCGGTCGCTGTTAATGGTAACGTTGCCTGATTTGAAGAATAGTCATATAAAATAAACTCTGCCGGGCTAGATACTCCCGGAGTAGGCTCTGGAGGAGTTTGTTGACCCAGAGGTGGAGGTGGAACAAACTCACCCAAGTTGTCGTTCCCGGTTATTCCTATAATTAAATAATTAGCTACCCCGTCGACAACAATCTGTTGATCCCGAGATTGATACTGCATTACAACAGTAGAATCGTTGGGAAAAGAAAAACATCTTACGCTAGTAAATCCGTCCAAATAATTGTGTGGAGACACCGACCATATACACTCTTCATATGGAAAAACATAACCGTTTGTTGCTACTGGTCTAGGCAACTGTTCACCGTGTTGTATTTGTCCCCAGTTGGCAGCATACATCTGATTCCTATTAGCTAGGGGGAGCCATTTTGAAGACTCCACCGAATACTTATAAATTCTTTCGTTTGTCGTATTATACCAAAGTTGTCCATCAACAGGATTGGATAAAATTCCTTCATGGATAGACAGATCGGGAACACTCTCGTTTGAATCCAACGAAGGACACGCAAAATTTTCCAACATTCTAAGTAAATTTTCATTTACATCCTTACCCCATTCAAGTCGTATTCTTCCCGGAAACTTGACACTCAAACTCTCGTTTATACCAGTTTCCGGGACTTGTATCGGGTCTTTCGACGGGTCTGTGAAATTTATATTGTAAGTCATATTTTTACGTCTTTTCCAATGTGTATTCAAAAGTTATAGTTCCACCTGTAAAGGAAGAAGAACCTCCTCCCGGTGTCAAAGTTACTGCTACGGTTCCGGTAGTAGTACCAGAACCAGAGGTAGACCTAGACAACTCCCACGCTTTTGAAGCATCTATGGTACCCCCCGTAGCCGGTGTTGGTTCTTCAAACACACCGATACCTGTTGGGCCTGTGACAACAGTTGTGTATGTGTAATCTCCGGGGACAAACCCCGGATCACTTGGATCTACCACCCAAGTTCCAACTGTAACCGCAGCGCCCACCACACCATCAATAGTTGAAATACGATCAATATCTCCGTTGGGCTGCAGGACGAAGCGTATAGACAGTTCGTCCGCCGTGACGCCCCCAACAACAAAGTGTGTGTATGTTGCAGCTTCTACGTTCCCGAAAGTTTCCGTTGAAGAAGATGGTGTCGGTGTTGGTGTCGGCGTTTGACTTGAGGTTACCGAAGGTGTTGGTGATGGTGTCGGTGTTGGCGTCGGTGTGGCCGGTGGTGACGCCCCCGGCGTTCCCGTTACAGATGCTGTAGGTGTAGGTGTCGGTGTGGCTGCGACCGCAGATGCCGAAACTGATTGTGTCGGAGTCGGAGTCGGTGTCAGCGAAGCACTCGGTGTGGGAGACACCGAAGGTGGCGGTGTGGGTGTCACCTGAACCCCCAAACTGTTGTTATCCCGGATGCCAATTATCTGATATGTAACACTACCAGAAACTAAGGAAGATTCACCCACTCGGCGGTATTCAAATGTGACGTTAGCCTGATCATCTGTATAGCATGCCATGTATTCTATTTCATCATCATAATAAGCTGGTGCTACTACCCAGCTACATTCTTCATACGGAAACACATATCCGGTAAACACACTCACCGGTCGGGGTAATTGTTCTCCGCTCATAATTGTTCCAAAGTTACCGGCAACGTCCCCAAGCTCCCCCAAAATCTTCCACTCAAATCCCGTGAAATGGTAAATTCTGTCATCTGTCGAATTATGCCATAGCTGTCCGGAAGTGGGATTAGATAAAACCCCGCCATTTGTGAAATTAGGATCTGGATTTCCGGGATTGGAACCATCTTCCGGAGAACTAAAGTTTTCCAGAATTCTCAGTAGATTTTCATTGAAGATTTCTCCATATTCCCTTCTTCTTTTCCCGAGAAGCGTGATGTCTAGAGAGGTCTGATCTATCTGACCTCTGTTTACGGTTATGTCTTCGGTATTTGTATCTACCTTCTGGATGGTATAAGAGGCATCTCTACAGTTTATTGACATCTAGATATAAAGTTTTCAAGTCATTCCTATTTATTTATAGTCCAATTTCTTTTATCAGATTAATTGCATTTCTTCTCTTTTTTGGATTGTCTTTGAATATAGTTTTCCATCTTACGGGATTTGTTACTAATTGGATGTGGTCACGTTCGACAGCGGACGCCCTTGTTTTTAAATAATCCATAAAAACCGCGCTGTTAAAAAACAGCCACGGAGATATTTTCCTACGCCTCAGTAGTTCTAAAATAGTCTTACTGTCCAATTCATCAAATATTTGTGCAGGGTCATCGAGTTCCAACCATTCGCATATCTGGAATATAGTCTTAATGCTTATTTCAAGTTGCTTATTATATGGATATAATTCGTCATACCATGCAATAAATTCTTCATAAAGCTTCGCATCTGTCCATGATTTGGGACTAATGTCTCTCGAATTGCAATAAGATATATAAAGTTCTTTATTCGGTAGACTATTTTTCTTAGCGAACTCCATGAAACGAACAAAAGGCTTGTAATGTGTGGAATGTATAAAGGTTTGATGGTCAACGTACTTTACAGATCTTTTCTTATCCTTCAACCAAAACTTATAGAGTTTAAACAGTACAACTCCTGACCCCTTCTCGGTGATATACTCGTACCTTTCCATAAACTCACAACGGTGCTTAGAAAGGTTGATCTCGTTTGCAAAAGTCTTAGAACAAAATTCACATTGATGAAATTTTGGTATCATAAATGTTTCTTTATCTTTTTCAAATCCTTATTGTCCAACCCTAATTCTTCGGCCATTTCCAATATATCTTCCCTTTCCAAGAGTTTCAAAGACATTTCAGCTTCTCTATAAGAGATATCATAATACCGTGAGACGATCTCTGTGATGGGGTCAGGGACATTTTTTGGTCTCTTCACCCAAGAATAGCGTTCCGGTCCAGTCGAAGATGCACACGACAAATAATACAATAGCTTCTTCTCTCGGTGCAATTGAAATATCATAGAATTAAGTATTTCATTAACCAACAATACTCGTCTGGGGTTGGGTGTAGCAGCCATCCATTTGTTGACCATGAAGGGATTGAAGTCTTTGAGAAACTCTTCGTTTTTGATGGCAGCTAGATCAAAGTTGTCTATCTTGTCCAGTTGATCAAAAATATCAATCATTTTTCCTCACCGGTTTGATGATCTTATTGCAAAACTTGCATTCGATATGAGTGCCTTTATGTACGAGATGATCCTTTGGATGAATACATTCATCAACCATAATTTTTCTAAGTTTGGCTATCTTGTCCGTGATAGGAATTTTCTTTTCATATAGGTTGAATATTTCTTCTTCTATGGGCTCAAGTTCTTTCAAAAAACCCTCCATTTTCTCCATCTTTCTTCTCCATGACAGTTTATCCGCATTCTCGGGAAAACGGGAAACATCATTGAGTTCTTTCTTTACCTGCTCTTCTGTCAACCGCATGTCACACCTCAGATAGTTTGACTAAACAACTAGCAAAATTAATTTCCTGATCTGGATGCACAGCATGCCTGTACATGTAGTCAGAGATAATAATTATTCCTTTCTTAAAATCTTTTGGATCTTTAAACTTCTCCATATCTTCTAAGTATTCATACAAGAATCTATATACCTCAATCAATTCTTCGTCTCTGAAATTTTCTGCTGCTATTCTTCTCGCTTGTATCCAATTATCTTCCGCAACGCTATCGAAAATTGATAACTTAATGTCCATATTCCCGTCTTCTATGGATGAAACATTAAGAGAATCACCATATGCAGAGTTTTCTAGTGTTATGACGAGTTGTCGAAGATCTCCGGTATAGCCATCGATAATTTCCTTGAAAGCTTTTAAATTTTCCTTTTTACTAGGATCTATTCCCTCGACATCTAGTATATCGACACAATAGGGAACTATTTCGTCTTTATCGGGCGGGGTAAACTTCATCTGAGTAAACCTAGAACGAAGCTCTGGGGTCAACCGTTGTACATAGTTGCAAGTGAATATCACCCTAGCATCTGCGTCATATTCCTCTAGAATGCCCCTGAGAGAATCTTGTGCCGAAGATGACAGACCGTCGGCTTCATCCACAAAAACAAGCTGAACGTCTCCCATAGGGACTCTCGTGACATGATTTATCAATTGTTTTCTGATATTATCTATCTTACCGTCTTTAGAACCGTTGATTTTTAAAACGTCAGATGAAATGTTTTCTGGTTCCACGAGAGCGTTGATTATGATCTGCGCCAAAGTGGTTTTTCCGGAGCCCTTGGGTCCATGCAACAGAAGGTGCGGGATGCTTTTTTCTTCCACGCATTTACGAATAAAGCGTTCTTGTTCGTCACTCTGAAATATGAAATTGTCTACGGTGGACGGTCGGTGTTTTTGCCACCAGAGTTGTTTCGGCATATATTGTCTCCTAATACAAGTGGAGACAATTATATAAGCTTAGAGTCTATACATCAAGACAAAGAGTCTCTGAACTGCTGTTTTTTTTCATCTTCTTTTTTTAGTCGATCCTTGATGTAGCTCATAGTTTCGACTATGTTATCCAATTTGCCGTCATCTTTGATGTGCTTACCGGAAATCATTTTAGACCCTGTTCTGGGTGATTCGTCCATGGTGTCTTTCTGTTCTTTTTTCATACGAATATCAATTGCAACACGATTCGCTGCAACCGTCAAATATACTGCAACCGGGTCAAAACTTAAAACAATAATAAGAATGAAAATGTATATTGCTTTGGCGGCATCTGCCCCAAAAGTTTCTACCACTTTTACTATGGGACCGACTTTAACTTCTATCTGTTTAGTTTCTAAATACAATTCTCCTCTCTCCGACTCAGCCTGTTCAATCTGTAAGAACAACGCATCTCGTTCGTCGAAAAGCCCGGTTATGGTTTTTTGAATTTGATCTTTTTCGGGTTGACGTTCTTGAATAAGTTGTCGTCTAGCAGTAACAAAATTATTGGGAACTAGAGCTATTTCTTCGTCAATTGCTTCTAATCTAGACCGCCCCTGCTCGATCCTTTGATCTACGAAATCTATTCTCTCTTGTATTCTAGAAATACGGCTGTTAGCGGTTTCAGTTTGTATTTGCTGGGCTGTTAATTCCAAATCACCCTGCTGCATAGAAGAAAGAATATGCCCCGATATTCCAAGAGAAGTTATCACCATCAACAATCCAACAAAGAAAACTCCCAACATTTTTGACAAAGTTTCCGTTTTATCCCAATAGCGATAAACAAAAGAAGCAAGCACCAATTTGGCTATTTCTATGGCTGTCCCCCAATAGAGTGCAGTTTCGGAAAACGTCTGGACAAGCCCCAAAACACTAAAAAATATTGCGGCACTGGCGATAAGAAGAGTGCCTAGCGTTATCATTATTAAGAATGGCATAAGTTGTTAAACGGTTATGTTCTGTTTGGTATTTATGGGGTTCCGGTCTCTAACTGCAATGACATTGCGCTCTCGTGTTACCCAAAACTGACTACTTTCGGTTTCTTCAAAATCAATTCCATTAGTCCACATAGAGTTTTCAATCAATATGACATCACCTTCGGAAACTTCTGTACAATCAGGACCGGTTTGTAACACCACCCCCCAACGAGGACGTTTGATTTGTTCGGAATGTACTTCTTGTATATACAAACCCGACTCTGTTTTATTTATAAATCCGTGATTTGTAATCTCTTCCTCAAACCTAAATGCTATTTTATCTTCAAAAAGTGATACTTTCATAATTTTCCTTAGTCTTTCTTGACGATTTTTCTTTTCTTAGTTGTAGTAGTCTCGGACTCACGACCTACTTTGGACGTTTCCTCGTTAGACCTTGACTCTCGTGTTTTCTTATTTTTATTCAAACGTTGAATAAGCGCCGCGCGGCCCCTAGTACGTCTCTTGGTGTGAACAAAATCTTCTCTATCGCGAACTTCGAGAACCGTTTCCTTTTGACCCAATTCCTGTTTTGTTTTCAATAGATCAAAATCTATCTCTTCTCCCTTTAAACTCTTCACTTTTCTAGCCATTATGTGACTCCTTTGATATCATACGTGTTGTTATTTATAATCATCTTAGGAATTCGTCCATTTGCAAATCGAAGGCTACACTATCTATATTGTGAATTCCAATCAAGTAAAGAACATAAGAACAGCAAGCACTCCCACGACCCGGACCCCAAACGATGTTGTTGTTTCTAAAGGTATCGACGATATAAAGACAGGCCGAGAGTACATCAGTCAAACCATGATTCTTATATAATTCCAACTCGTGTTGTATCCTCTCTATTCTTAGAAGTACCTCTTCGTCGTTTAGTTGCTTTTTGTGTATCTCGGTCTTGATCTTTTTGACCAAAATTTTTTCAATGCCTAGGTTTTTGTATTTCTCGTCAATGTCAAAAGAAGTATCGAACCCAGCCACATGGGTTTTTTCCTTGTAACAAACTTTCGAACCCTTGAACTCAGGTACGAGTTTGAGAAACTTATCTACTTCTCTCTTGTCTCTACCGCTGATTATATTATTAGAAAGAATATCTCTTAGATTTTCGCCACAAAAAATTTTGTCACAAATGGCATCAACCGACAAGCTGGATTGTCCATCAACCCACAAATCTCGGTTTGCAAGCTTTTCATAATATACTGACATTGTTTTAAACGAATTCGTCTTTTACATCATCTACAACAAGATTGGAGTTCCCTTGTGGCTTTCCGGTCAACTGGACCTGCTGCTCTCTCAGTTTGCTCAAGGGTATGTTAGCCAAATCGTCTCCTTGAACAGGCGGAGGTCTTTGTAAGGGCATGTTCTGACCACTACCACCCGTGTTTGTTGGTGTTGAGTGTGGCATCTGTCCAAAGTTTGCACCTTGTCGTATCTGACTGAATATAGCATTCAGTACATTTGTCATAAGCTCAAAATCAACGTGCCCGATATCTGGTATGGTCTGTGCAATTCCATCTACTATCTCGCTGATTGAAGACGCATCAACTTTTACAGTCCTAGGACTTTGGGGCGGCTCTTTTAAATTCTGTATCTTTTGGTAAATGGCTTTCCATTGTTCTGCTGAAGGAGACCACCCCGATTCTTGAAATTCCATGATACCATCAAGCCATGTTTGAAATTCTGAAACGGTAAATTTTTTTCCTTTTGGTGTTGACATTAGTACAAATCTCCTATGACTGCGCCTTTCAAATATTTATTGTAGTTATCTGTTGGTGAAACACACACCCAATGTCTCGGTCCTATCGGATGACAAAGCATTGTAGATTTGTGCAAAGTGGGTGTCATTATCTTGCTATTTGGGATGTAATCCAACACCTTTACCAAGCCCACACCGGGAACGACATAATCTTTCTGATGGTCGTATACGACCGCACTGAAATTCCCCTTGGTCAACTCATGTACTTCTATTACATCTATCTGAAAAGTCTCCTGAGAATAGATTAACATGTTCCATGATGTTGGAATTTTAATGACATATCCCATAATAGCCAGCATCAGAGCAGACACTTCCATTTCCTCAAGTGTTATTATTTCATTTAACATAAAATCCTTCTCTTTGAGAGAAAGGCTCCAGAAATATTCAGAAACAGTCGGGACATCAATGCTTTCTAGAAATATTGGGACATTGTTCTCATCCAAAAACACCATTAATCAAACACCTCGTTTTCCAATTTTGAATCATATCTTAAAGATTTTATAGTCTTGAGAAGATTTTGTACAGTCTTTTCTCTGTCCGTTTTCTCTTCGTATTTCAAGGATTTCAATTCCGTGAACGCGTATTTCTCTTCTTTATAAATCTTTTTTCGTTTTGCGGCGTGTTTTGTAGAAAATACCACAGACGAATAAACGTCAATTACATTAACTTGGTCTTTGTCTACCGCTTTTCTTAGACCACGACCAATAGTCTGTACAACCCGAACCGACGATTTTCCTCCGTCAACAACAAACACGTTAAAAAGTCTAGGGATATTCAATCCGGTACTAGCGAGATTGAAAGTAGCAATACCGACTATTCCATTACTCTCGTCGAAACTTTTGTAAATGGGCTTTCTGTCTTTAATAGAAGAACTGATAAATATAGCATTATCACCAATCAATTTTGAGAGTTTTTTACCAAAATCTACAGAATTAACTAAGACAAAAGAATTGCCATACTTTTCTGTTGTCTTTTGAATCATCAATGCCAAAGTTTCCATACGATCCGAGTTGTGTATGAGGTAACTTTTTTCGTTCTGGTATTCCGGGAAAAGATATTTTCTCTTAAACTCCGCATACGCAACATCTTTCAATTTTGGATCATCTTTGAACTGATTTTTAAACTGTTCATACTCTTCCTTGAAATCTTCCTTGAACCCCAACATTGTCAAATTTAGTTTAGCCAGCCATCCTTCTGAAATCAATTGCTCTGAACGAACCTCCGAAACAACTTGCCCCAACGCACAAAAAACGGTCAATTTGTCCGTATCGTGATCTGGTAATGTTCCAGTAAGACCTATTCGTATTGGCATGTTTTTTCCAGTGTCACCACAAAGAAGATTCTGTAAAACATTAGCTTTTATACCATGGGCTTCATCAACCATGAAACCGTCAAAGTCGTGCAATATGCGTGGATTTCTTCCTAAAGACTGCCATGTAGAAACAACAATCGCTGGCCCCAGATTCTTTTCCTTCTGGTAATAAGCGCCTACCTCTATACCAAATTGTTCAATTTCTTCTTTTGTTTGTTCAATCAAGTCTTTGTTTGGTACAATTATGATAATTCTTTTACCTTTATTCCTATACAAATCGGCCAGTACCGCAGTAATAAGAGTTTTCCCACCACCGGTCCCCACCTTTATTATCCCTTTGTGGTTATTTTCAGTTACTGCATTAATTGCTTTCAATTGATGGTCAGCAATGGTCCAACCATACTCGCTAAAATAATCTTTTCCTATTTTTTCTACAACAAGATCAAAAGGTTTTCTTTCGTCCTTAAGCTTTATCGAATACCCCATGTCCTTAAGTTCAAATAGAACATCTGGGAGCATTTCAATATAAGTAACACCACCGGGTGTAAAAAATTTGGTCTTTCCGTCCCAACGTTCTAGTTGAAACTCAGGATTAAAGAAATAATTGTTCGCAAAAAACGAAAACTCGTCACTCAGTTCCTTACACTCACGGGGTGATACTCCGTTGATTGCGGCTTGAACCTCATTTATAAGACGGACGGTTGCTATTTTCTTACTCATATATGAAGTGTAATACCCTGAAGTTCTTTTTCTCGAATTTTTACGATGTTGTTTATCGCATACGCCCTTTGTTGAAAAGCATTTACAATCATGTCTGCTCGTTCATACAAATTTTTAAATTCTAAGTATAGCGCATATATGTTTTCGTAATCTTTATTCTCTTCTGCTAATTTGTCTACCATTCGATCAGTGATAGACTTTTGCATGGTATCATATATTACTTTAATAGCTATAGCCTTCTGTCTTTTCAATCTTCGATCTAGATCATCAAGATAATGTTTCAATTCCACCTTGATTTCGTCATAGTAGGCTATCCAAGCGACTTGTTCTATATTAACCATCTGAATGTTTTTATTGTCCAAAGAAACATTTTTTTTCCACCCAGAAAGACGGTCTTCATATTCATCCAATAAACTCAAAAAATTTTCAGCTTCTTTGGCTGTTAATACTATCTGTTTCTTCTGCATAATAATCTCAATGTTTTATTTCGGTAACTTGTGTGAATTTTATTAACTCTTTTTGTATGTCGTCCAACTGAAGTTCTTCTCCGTCTATATCCCTATAATTGACCCTATCAACAATTTTTTGGCGTACCCCCACTTCTTTCATTTCAGATGGTACGGGCTTACTCGTTGCCTCTACATCATTTTTAAGAGCTTCTAGATACTCAATAATATCAGTTACTGTTCCTTTTTCTAGAATGTCAATAGGGATGGGAAATGCTAGCGTGTTGGCTACCCGCGTTTTCTTTTGTTCCTGTGTGTTTGTGTTGATTGTCACGAGCATCACTAGGGTGACATAGTTTAAATTTTGTGGTACTATGTTGATATCTCCCATGATCATATCAACATCATGCCCATTAAACAATACAACTTCGATTGCAGAAAACAATCTCTCTACAAAAAGTAGAGAGATTTTTCTAACACTATCAGCGTATACACGGTCGCGCTCCAAAATAACATCTTTTAAGCTTTTAGTCATCTGACTCCTCTTCGTTCAATGTATCAATAAAATGATCACCATTATCATCTAATTCGATGAGGTCTTGTAATATTTTATTTAGGGTTTCTTCATCTGCCGATTTGGTTTGAAACTTATCATCTTTATATGAATACCATGCCCCAGATTTAGAAATTACCCCCAAGCTCTCCGCTATGTCCAACAAACCGTTGTACGGATCAATGCCCGTATCGTATGGTACTTCAATCGTCACCTTCTGACGAGGCTTAGCAAAACGAGTTTTATACCCCAGTACGTTCAAAGCAATACCCTCAACAGTCTTGGTCTTTGCATCCTTGACTCGACGATTTGTTAACATAACAATCTGAGAAAATGGAAACTTCATAGACTCAGTTATGATATACGGATCAACCTTCTTCATGATAAGATCTTGATTTTGGTATGGTTGCTTAGTGGCAACGCAAAAAATATCAAGATCTCGAATCTCATGCATTATATCACCACCCAATTGTTTCAATTGTTTGGCCTTCTGGCCTTGATCATTGTGTATTACACCCTTTTCTTCTTTTTCAACATGGGCTTTTGTTCTTAGCTCATCTAAGCTATCAATCAAAAGAAGGAACGGAGGAAGGTCTTCTTTGTTAGCCCTGTATTCTTGAATGAATTCAGAGATCAACTTTTTCCCAGATTCTAAGGAATTGACACTGTTGTACATCAACAACTCGTCTTCTAGATCCAATCCAACGGCTTCCATGTAGTTGTCGTCTATGGCGTTTTCACTATCCACAATGAACACGCCGTATCCATTTTTTTGTGCCTGTACCGCAGCAGACATTGCAAGAAAACTCTTTCCCGAATCAGATGGACCTGTGATCATAGCTAGTCTTCCTCCAGCGTATCCTCTATAAAATTTTCCCGATATGACCTTGTTCACTGCACAATTTCCCGTACTCAGCCAAAGGCGGGGTGGTGCCGAATGAACATTAACCCCGTCAAGCTTTCCACGGGCGTCCATCGATTTCATAAATTTGCTTTTACTCATTATTATCTCCTTAGTTTTTTGATAAAGGAAAAGCCTATATCTAGGATATAGGCTTGGTCCGATTTTAACAATCTATTTGATGGTTGAAACTCAAGCAGACTTTCTTCTATTCCGAATCAAGTTTTGAAGATCACTTAGATCGTCACCGTCATCGTCATCAGCAGCCTCTGTTCTGTCGTCACCATCGTCCGAAGATCCAGTGCTATCATCAAAGTCGGGAACATCATCGAACCCTTCTCCTTCAGACACATCTTCTCCCTTCAACCTAGCTAGGGCTGCTGCCCTCTTAGAAGACTTTTCGGAATTCTGTGTACCAACCCTCTTCTTGTCTAGATCGTCATCCCCATCTTTATCCACAGAACCTTTTAGGTGCTGGGCTAGGAGTTCGTTCACTTCATCATAAGTAGTGGGCTCTCCTAGGAGTTCCCGCAAGTCGATCAATTCTATGTTCTCAAGATATTCGTCCGGAATAGGGGAAGGTTTGCGGTCGAAGTAGGAAGAAGAGTCCCACTTGGCCTGTCCGCCTTTGTTGGTGATTTTCTTAAGATTGAAATTAAAACCTTCTTCTAAATCCCATGGTAGAGCATCATCATCATCGAAAACGTTTCCAAGGTCTTCCATAAACTTGGTGTAAAGCTGATAACCCAACTGTAGGGTGACAACCTTACCTTTATAAGTTTCGCCGGTTTCTGGATCGGGTGGAAGAGGGTCAGAAATTACCAATGCTCTAGCTAAATGTGTTGCACTTCTGTAGTAATATTTGCCATTCTCTTCGTCTCCCGCATCATAGTACTTTGCGGATAGTTCCGCAATAGGACATCTCGCTTTGGGGTCGAATGTTTTGGGGCTTGTGATTCTTCTCTTCTTACCGTCTATGGTAAGCCAGTTGTCTAATCTTTCTACTAGAGGAAAATCATTGTCTGTATTCTTGTCCGGGAGGAATCTTACTGTTGCTACTTCACCCTCGTTCATCTTCCAAAACGGGTATACGTCTGGATTGTAGCGTTTGGTATTGCGTTCTTCACCAGACACTTTTTTCTTGGCGAGTGCTCGAATTTCTTTCATTGATTTCTTAGGCATGCTTTTTCTCCTTTAGGTTCTTAGCTTTGCTTTCTTGTTGATCTTTTGGATCGTTCTTGTAGGCACCCCATGTGCCTCTTTTTTCATTGTTGCAGTTTAGAGTCTTAAAACTTTTAATTCAACAACAATTTGAAAAAATCTTCTCTTTCTAATACGGTCTTTAGCTTTCTTAAATGTTTACAGACGCCCGGACTTCGTGTTGGATTAACGGGAGGTCTATTAGTTTTCTTACTGTACACGGGTGGTGGGTTTCCATGCAAACTACCATCGCCATGGTTGTATGGAGCAAACCTCCATCTAAAATCCTCGCAAGTACACCTTACTTGAACATCCAACGATCTGGCATTGTCATATCTAGCATAATACAAATTTCCATCCGTTCCAGTTAAATCAACCACCTGCATTGAAGGATCATTTACCGAAGAATTAAATTCTTCTTTTCCGATATACTTAACACCATCAAACCGAATAACTGTTTCGTAAGTGTTTCCACTGTTGGTACTTGTAGTATCGCATCGGACCTCAAGCCACCCCTGTTGAACAGACGGTATATACCTAACATTATTTATCTGGACCACGTGCGACCGATCATCCCTACCACCTCCAAAATTTTGACGAGTGACAGTGACTAAAGAATTCATGGTTCTTTCGAAAAGGGATTTCAGTTTCATAATATTCGGTTGGGGTCTTTTCTATTTATCAAAATACAATAGGCATTGGTGCATCATCCAGACTATTCGGGTTTTCTACAAAAGTTTCTTCCCATTCATCCTGTTTATCATCATATCCCTTCGCGTTATAAACTTTCTCATATGCGTATGGGTTGAAATCTGCCATTTCTTCTAAAATTCGAACCATGATCAACAAAGAAGCAATGATGTCATCCGTCGCACCTGCTTCAGCTTTGAAAGTTGCGCCCTGTCTTGTGTAATTTTTGAATTCGTTAATTAAAACAGGACAAAGAATTTTGTAGGCTTCAGTCTCCACCATGGATTTTAGTTTCAATGCAGTGCGCCTTTTTACCTGCTCTGACATTGTTATACCCAACCTGTTCCCTATGGAATCTGATATCAAATATGACTTAGTCGGCGGCCTATCATCGAATTCATACATCGCTAAAATGCTAGACCCCACACCGTTGTTTTCTACGGAAAAATATACCTCTTTACTGTTCTGTTCCAAGAACAATAGTATATTCTTCAACTTTGAATACAAAAACTTTTCCGAAGTCTGATTAGACCTAAACTGACCAACTTGCTGCATTGTAGGGAACTCGGTTATTTGTATTACAGAATAGTCCTTACCAGACCCCGTACTTACGTCAACACTGACAATATAAGCGAGAGACTTCTTGGGCTTTTTGAAAAAATCTACGTCAGCCACCGTCATTTCAATAATAGGCTCACCACCATTGGACTTGTATAAATCGTCGAGCTTTTTCTCTATTTGGGTGAGTGCAAAGTTGTCAATCAACGTTACGTCTGATGAAAGAAAGTGGCAGTTATGACTCAATATTCCGTTTGAAAAATATGTATTGCTTTCAGTTTCTATAATATCAAAAGTTTCTGCACCATCTATTTCGAAAACATCCTGAACAGTTTTTGGGTGTTTTGGGTCAGTGGAAAGAACTTTATCCCCTGAAACTATAGTTTTAGCCGACACTTCTTCACAATCTAAGCTAAACAGTACATGGTCGAGCGAAACCTTAACCGAAGTTTTGTCTGTAAACCGAATTTCCAATATTTCCTTCTTACCCTGATTGGCTATACCGGCAAAAGATTCGAATCCGTTTTTCGCGAGTATCTTCCATCCCTTATCATTCTTGACCATCGTATACCCCCTCGTACTTATACGATTTCTTCCTGTTATCTTTATCCAACAACATTTGTAAGTTATCCACACCGGCCATTTCTTCTACAGGGACATCATTCAAAAAACCGTATAAAACGGGAATTATATGATCGAGATGATATTTGCCTCTTCCGTTTCCTCTAGGCAAATTATTTGGATTAATAATCTTTTTGAATTTTCTGTAATTCCTTTTTGTGAGATTTCGAACTTCATTTCGATACAACTCCCACTCGGATAATGCTTCTATTGGGACAACACTCCCACTTTCTTCTAAAGTTTTTCTCCGTCTTTTATACATTTTTTCGTCATGATAGTCATTCAACCATCTCCCGCCGAGAGACTCCTTGAGTCTTGACAAAAATTCTTCCTTTTTTTCTTTTGTCCAATTTTTCTTGGTATAAGATATTTTGCTAGGATTATTATAAACGGAACTACCATGGCGTTCAGTACAGGTTTTTCGCCTCTTGGTTACCGATTTTTTGTAGCTGCAATTCGCGTGTCCATTTTTCGTTCTTCGCTCTATAATCTCTCTTATTTCATCTGGTTCTTTTTTAGACATTGTTTTTCTATACCGGTCTGCGACAACCTGCCAGTCTTTTTTCGTGAACTTTTTCTTCCTAGATGATATATTTCTATTCCTACAGAATATTTCGCCACATCCACTATAGTACGACATTGATGCATTCTTGAAACTGGCCCTATTACCACAACCGCAATACTTTATGTGGGCCGGAAATAATGATTCAAAAAAATCTTGATACGAACAATAACCGTAGCTTTTTATATGTTTAAAAAATTGGCCGTTACATCTACAATATTTTTTCCCGTCTAGTGGGGAAACTACATACTTTCCTGTAAGAATTCCGGGATTCATGTCAAATATATCAACGTCCCGTTCCAATGCCTCGTAAGCCATGCAAATTGGCACCTTGACAAACCTAGTACCATCTGAATTAGAAAGCTCAATTAATGTATCTCCATGACAACACTCATACTCTTGAAGCCATTTTCTTTTTCCAAGGATGCTAATCTGTTGCTTTTTGAAATCTTCATCTCGACCCGGAGGAGCGTTCCACGGAACATGTGTAGGAACAAATTCCCCATCATTGTTTGCCTCTCTCCACATTTGTGCAAATCGATTGCTGTTGCCATTTGGGGTGCTTGAAATGATACATGAACCACCTGTATTTGACCCCATGAACCCGGACTGTAAAAATGAATGTGATCCGGGAACAGTAAAATCATAGGTCTTTTTCTGATAAGACGGAGTCATTTTTTTTATTTTCACCCATGAGGTTTTCACCAAATATCCATCCCAAAATGATTTATGTTTTTCCCAAACAACACTATTTTCTTTTTTCACCATATCGGAAAATAGATTAAATTTTTGGTTGGTACAGACTCTACCAGATTTCCCGTCCAGTATTTTATCCAAGCGAATGTTATACTCGGTTCTCGCTCTTCCTATCGTAAGATTGCATTCTTTCAAAATCTTTCTTATTGTTGGTGTAATAACATCACAAGGGATTGTGAACTGTTTGTAGTCATCTTGCTTTCTATTTGAAATGATGTGATTTAGTTTATCGATTTTTCTTTGTATTCGTATGGGTATGTTTTGTTTAAACAACTCATACTGCGACAACGGTATATTGAGAGAATACGAGTCTCTACAGGTTTGAGTAACACTGTTGTTTTTGGCGATTCTTCTTGGCCTCTTTTTAGTACCATCATTAATATATACTCTACTGATGATTCCCATATTCAATAGTAATAATTGTGTTTCTTTTAGCAACTTCTTGCTGGTGCTTGTTAAGTTTATAGAACGATCTGTAATGGAGCCGTCTCCATCGAAAAGTCCTGCTAAATAGTTTGTTACGGTATCTTTAGAACTAGTAAAAATAGTCTTTGGGGTGGTTTTCTCGTAACATTTCGCGTATACGTCAACGCCCCAACTCTCAAAAGTTTCTACCAACTCTAGAGAACTACAAACCAACTTATGAGATTCTTGACTATGTTGTGTAAATTCCTTTATCAAATTAGAGTTTAAATATACATCTCTGAATTCGTCATCTGTATTCGAGACCAGAATACTGTATGCTTTACCTGTTGTGTGTTTCTTCTGCGTCCAACCCTCTGCAATATAACCACCTAGCATATATGCATGCTCTGGTTTCAATGTGTTATTACCCCACATGTTCATTCCAGAATCTACACGAATATAGTCTTTTTCTGATAATTCTTGATTGGGTTTCATGAATGGACCATCCGGCCCAGCAACCCAAAACGGGTGTTTGAGCGTGGCTTCCACCTCCATCCCCCAAAGATTTGTAATGATTTGGGTTTCAGATTCCGGACTAACATAACCATGGGAAACACGTTCTCTTCCACCGATCCCCCATGTGGCCAAGCCTTTTATCTCAAAATAGTCTCCCACATTTTTTTCCTTGTGGAATTCTTCTATTTCTTTCAAACCGTCTTGTGTAAAGATTAAAGTATCACCCGACAAACAAGATAGAGTTGGTAAAACCGAAGTCCAGAACTCTTCCTGTAAGTGTGTCTTTACAAATGCGAACTCGTCAAGATACAAAAGACTGATAGCAAGACCACGGGCAGAATCGGCAGAAGTGGCACCAGCAAGAATTCTAGACTTGTTGTCAAACCTACATTCATGCTTATTCCAAGAATCATCATCGATCCCCGGCTTCAGCCAATGTGGCAATTCTTCATAAGCGTTTTGAATCTTGGATATAATCTCTTTAGCGCCATCGGATTTATTGGAAAGAATCAACACCATCTTCTCTTCGTTGAATAGGGCGTACCAGAGTAGATATGCCGCAGATGTTTCAGTCTTACCAACCTGTCTAGATGCTAGAACAATATTGTATCTATTCTTTTCAAATTGTCTGACCATATTTTGTTGATAATCATACATGGAGAACTTGATCTGTCCCCTAACCGGGTGTTTGATAAACACATAGTTTGTAATGAAATAAACCGGGTCTCTGGCACATTTCATTAACTCTTGTGCTTGTTCTACTGTATAGGACTGCTCGGAGAAAGCTTTTTTAAGTCTTGGGTTACTTCTTCTACTCATAAACAAATGGGACAAGTCATCTCAATTATTTAGTTCTATATAAATTCTATGACCTTGGCAACAACACTTTTTCGAATTTTAATTTACCGCAATCCCAAATTTTTAAATACCCCAAAGCCATTGCTGCCTCGTTTATGGAACAATCTTTGTTTATTTCAGATGGGGAGTTTCTCAGATTGAATTTGTGTAGGCGTATGTCGTTTTTGCAGAAATAATAATCCGGTTCAATTGACTTAGATAAAATGAAACTATTTGTGTATACAAATCTCCAGTAGACCATCTACGATCCACAAAAGTTACCAGTTTCTTATAGCCATGCTCTACACCCAAAACTCATACTCTTTATTCCACTGGTCTAAGCCTATAGCGTCAATCGTGCGTCGTTTAAACTCTTCGTCTCTATATGGGACGGTGTCCCAAGAGATCTTTATAGAATTCATTGGAGAACCTTCACTCAACCCATTGTTCCACATTTCCTCAAACAAATCCCCTTCGTTACGGGACAAACAACTTGTCTCAACACCCCCCCCCCCCCACTTTAGGGAGGGGATTCCTGCTTCGACACCCCCGATGAAATAATTTGGGTCGGCTCCACCCTTTTCTGGTTATCGGGTTTTACCCCTTTTCCCATCTTATCC